TCGGCCGTACCCTTGCGTTTGCCAGCGAGGCTGAACGGCTGGCACGGGAAACCGCCGGTGAGCACGTCGACGCGGTCGCGCCAAACGGTAAAGTCTGTTGTTCGTATGTCTTCATATTGTTCCGATTCGGGAAAATGATACTTCAATACGCGCCGGCAGAACGGGTCGATCTCGCAGTTGAAGACGTTCGTCCAGCCGGCCCACGCCGCCGCCAGGTCGAAGCCGCCGATGCCGCTGAATAGAGAACCGTGCGTCATTAGTACTCCACCGCTGCCCTGCGATCGATGAAGAAATGAATACCCGGTGCGCATTCGCTCCACCTGTTATCGTCGAAATCCGGAACTTCCACAGTAGCACCGACAGTGTAGACGAAGTTTTTGTCATGGTCGGAACGAACGGTATCCTCAGTTGCCTTGGTGCCGTCCATGTTCTGAATCTCCATGACGTATGCTTTATCGCAACGGCATTTGTGTCCCGTTGCCGAACTGCGCCGTGCATCTTCCGGAATTCGTAATTTTACGATATGCCCAGAGGCTTTTTTCCAACCGATGAAACTACCCTCAGTCGGACATGATAGATAACATCCCTTGGCATCGCACAGGTTGGCACCGCGCAGGTCGGCGCCACGCAGGTCGGCATCGCGCAGGTTGGCACCGCGCAGGTCGGCATCGCACAGGTTGGCACCGCGCAGGTCGGCATCGCGCAGGTTGGCATCGCGCAGGTTGGCATCGCACAGGTCGGCACCGTACAGGTCGGCACCGCACAGGTTGGCACCGCACAGGTTGGCATCGCACAGGTCGGCATCGCACAGGTTGGCATCGCACAGGTTGGCATCGCGCAGGTTGGCATCGCGCAGGTCGGCATCGCGCAGGTTGGCACCGCGCCTAATAGCTT